GTTATTATGTCAGCAACAGTTCCGATGCGGATGTGTTCTACGCGGACAAAAGCGGTAACTTCTATTTCAGAAAGGAAATAGGAGAGAAATGGTCGCGTACCGATAAATGGAACTTCGACCATATCTGTGATGTGGAGACTGTGAACGAGCAGCAGAGTGTATCTGCTTCCATGGATTCACATGACGGCAGGGGTTTCGAGGTCAAGGTCAGCGCCCATATCGGCGTTACCGTGTCGGACGTAATGAAATGGCATTATGTCAACCCGGACGGAAATCAAGCTACGGTCTGGGCTGGACCGGAAGGCGGTCCCGGTGATGGGGTGAGTGTAGACGCAGGGGTATGGTACGACAAAGAAGGCAACATCCATGTGAAGTTCTCGACTTGTGGCGTGATTCCGCATGTGGCGTTTGGCACCGATCTGGTCATCAACCCGAAGACCGTAGAGGATCTGGGTAAGCCTACGGAAGCCGACAAGCAATTTTCCAAGGGTTTGACTGAGGGATTGACATTGGGTATTGCTAATAAAGCACCACCCGTTATTACACATACCGTTGCTACCTTGCATAAGGTTGCGGATGATCTTGGAAAGATCCTCTGAGGAGACAATCGACGGGATGTCGAAATATACACAAGGTCGTTATAACGAATCTGGGAAGCAGTGGGAGCATCAGAAAGTTGTGAGGCGTCAAATAAACAAACATAAAAGAAGGATGAAGTTGAAATTAAAAAAGAAGCGGATATTTAAATGCCGATAGACAAACCTCTTGGCGGGCTATTAAACCAAGACGATTTCGAGATGGGTCCAGAAGGGCTTCTCGTAGCGGAAGAGGAGATGCCCATTGGCGACTCTCTTGTCACTGAACTGGAAGATGGTGGCGTTGAGATCGATTTCGATCCCATGGCAGATCTCATGGGTGCCGGAACCGAAGAGTTTGATTCCAATCTCGCTGAGTACATCGAAGACAACGATCTTCGTACATTGGCAGTCGATTGCATATCGATGTTTGATTCCGATAAGAGTAGTCGTTCGGATTGGGAGACAACGTATAAAGAAGGTCTTGATCAGTTAGGCTTGGAAATTGAGGATCGCACCACACCATGGGCTGGAGCTTGTGGTGTGTTCCATCCGATGTTATCGGAAGCTGTCGTCAGATTCCAGGCACAGACGATCCAAGAAATCATGCCAGCCAAGGGTCCGGTTAAAACACAGATTTGGGGTGTTCTGACCGATGACCGCGAGAAGCAAGCGCGGCGTGTTCAGGAATACATGAACTACCAGCTTATCGAAGTGATGACCGAATATCGGTCTGAAACTGAAAAGCTTCTGTTCAGCCTGCCTCTTGCAGGTTCAGCGTTCCGTAAAATCTATTTCGATCCTTCGCTGGGCAGACCGACTTCGATGTTTGTTCCGGCAGAGGATTTTGTCGTGTCGTATAACGAATCTGAATTAGAGCAAGCAGAGCGTTATACCCATGTCATGAGCCGAAGCACGAATCAGGTGAGAAAGCTTCAGGTAAGTGGATTTTATCGTGATGTCGAGTTGACGACATCCTACATCGAAGAAAATCCAATCACGAGTAAATTCAATGAGATCGGTGGCGTCAGCCCTTCGTGGGACGATAGTGAACGGCACCAACTTCTTGAAATGCATTGTGACATAGATATACCGGGATTTGAAGATCCCGATGGGGTCGCGTTGCCCTACGTCATCACTATCGACAAAAGCAGTTCCACGATTCTATCGATTTACAGGAATTGGGCCGAAGACGATCCGCATAGAATTAAGAAACAACATTTCGTTCATTATGGATACGTTCCCGGTATTGGATTCTATAATCTCGGGTTGATCCACATGATCGGTGGACTCGCGAAATCAGCGACTAGCTTGCTACGGCAACTCGTTGATGCGGGCACCTTGTCCAATTTACCTGGGGGATTGAAGACCCGTGGTCTTAGAATCAAAGGCGACGACACGCCCATCATGCCCGGAGAATTCAGAGACGTTGATGTTCCGGGTGGCGTTATTAAAGACAATATCACCTTCCTTCCTTATAAAGAACCTTCTTCGGTCCTTTACCAGCTATTGGGTAATATTGTGGAAGAGGGTAGGCGCTTCGCTTCGATGGCGGACCTCAAGGTAGCGGATATGAATCAGGATGCACCTGTCGGTACGACACTTGCCATCCTTGAAAGAGCAATGAAAGTGCAGTCTGCTATCCAGGCCCGTATCCATGCGAGTCTTAAACAAGAATATAAAATTCTTGTTGGGGTTATCCGCGACTATACGTCACCGGATTATCCTTATGAAACTGAAGAGGGAGAGGGGATCAAGGCTCAAGATTTCGATGATCGTATCGACGTTGTCCCTGTTTCGGACCCCAACGCATCAACGATGGCCCAACGAATCATGCAATACCAAGCGGCCATGCAATTGGCACAACAATCGCCTGGTTTATATGACATGCCACTTCTTCATCGCGAAATGATGGATTTGATTGGCATTCCGAATGCGGACAAGATCGTTCCCAAGCCGGATGAGGTCCGTCCCACAGATCCAGTGAGTGAGAATGAAGATGTTCTTACGCTGAAGCCTGTGAAGGCATTTGAGTACCAAGACCATGAGGCACACATGAGGGTGCATATGGTGCTCAAGAATGATCCGCAGATTAAAGAGCAAATGCAGAATAATAAAATGGGGGGTGCCATTAGTGCTGCTTTAGACGCCCATATCCGCGAACACCTGGCATTCATCTTCCGTGATCAAATTGAAGAAGAGCTTGGTGTTCCGCTTCCTCCGACTAATCAGCCGTTGCCAGAAGATGTCGAAAAGCGGCTTAGTTCATTGGTTGCAGATGCGGCTGATCAGATGCTGGGCAAGAAGAAAGCCAAGGCTAAAGCGGAGAAAGACGCGAAGACACAAAAAGATCCTATCGTGCAGCAGCGTGAGAAGGAACTACAGATCAGACAACAGGATGTTCAGCGTCGAGCGCAGGCAGATCAGGCCAAATCACAATTGGAGCAGCAGAAGCTTGTGGCTACACAGCAAGCAAGTCAGGAGAAGCAACAGATTGAGCGTGAGAAGATCGCTTCCAAGGAACGCTCCGATGCTGCCGCGCTGGAACAAGATCGCGAGGAAATGTTACTTAAATCTCAGTTAGATCAAGAACAGTTTGATTCCGAAAAAGAGATTGAAGGAATTAAGATTGGATTAGAACAGGAAAAGTTTGATGCTGAACAGGAGGCCGAAGGCGCGAAATTCGGCATGAAGATGTTGGAGGAAAATAAGGATGAGTGATGGCGATGATGTTCTTTCGTTGCTTAAAAAGAAATTGAGAGATCACATGAATGAGATAGCCGACTCGGTTTCCATTGGCTCGGCACAAAACATTGAAGAGTATCGTAAGATGTGTGGGATCATCGAAGGATTGGCATGGGCTGAACGGGAGATCTTGGATATAGAAGATAGACTAAGGGAATTTTAGTCCTATTTACGTTAGTACCATACTGTATGAATTTGATACATGGTGGTTATACTGGTGAATCGCCTTATAGGCGCAACAAAACGAGAGGTCTAAGTGGCTACACTCGCAAAAGAAGTTTTGGATGAGATGGTATCGCCCAAAGAAGATGTCGAAGAAAAAAATCTGAATTATGCATCGCAATTACCGGAGCCAAAGGGCTACAAACTCCTAATTGCACTTCCAGAAATCGAGGAAGTAACCGAAGGTGGTATCATTAAATCGGCTGACTCCCGATATGAGGAGTCCATCGCCACAGTTGTGGGATGGGTGATGTCGATGGGGCCAGATGCTTATGTTAATTACGGCAGATTTCCCAATGGACCGTATTGTCAGGTAGGTGATTGGGTGGTCTTTCGGGCATTTAGTGGTACTAGACTAAAAATCCATGGTAAGGAATTCCGTTTAATCAACGATGATACCGTAGAGGCGGTCGTAGAAGATCCCAGGGGGGTGGAAAGAGCATAATGGCTGACGAAATCGGAAGAATGAGCGAAGAAGACAAGTTTTTGGGCGTCAGAACCACCATCGAGCCTCCTACAGATGCAGGTACGAATGCCGATGATGGTGAAGTTGAGATCGAAGTCGTAGACGACCGGCCAGAAGAGGACCAAAGAGCCTTTTCGGAGACGGCGGGCGATGATGACGGCTCTGCATCTGACGAAGAGGTCGCACAATTAGGCCAACGCGCCCAAAAACGCATAAAAAAGCTGAAATGGGAGTATCACGAAGAGCGTAGAGCCAAAGAATCGTCAGATCGTCTCGCAAATGAGGCTGTTAACTACACACAGAACCTTCAAGTTGAAAATCAGCGGCTTTTGAAGCTTGTTCAGGACTCTCAAAACGCTCTGACGGAGCAAAGTAAGAATCGAGCAGACGTTTCACTCACAATTGCCCAAGAAAACTTCAAAAGAGCGCATGAATTGGGTGATAGCGAACAAATCACCGTTGCACAGCAGCAGTTGACGAACGCGCAGCTTGCCCAAGCCTATGCTCCTGCGGTTTCGCAAAAAATTATAGATAATTGGAAGCAACAGGTGATGGCGGAGGACCGACAGGTTGCGAGCCAGCAACAACAGTATATTCCAGAGCCGATCCAGCCGGATGGGAAGGCGATGGAGTGGCAAGAGCGCAATCCTTGGTTTGGCACTGATAAGGAAATGACCAGTTTTGCTTATGGTGTACACGAGAGGTTGGTTGGAGATGAAGGTATTGACCCGGAGTCTGAACAATATTATGAATTGATTGATTCTCGTATGAAAGAAGTCTTTCCTACGCAATTCGGTAGTAATGGCCAGCGCACCAGTTCTACGATGGTTGTTGACACCGCACCGTCTCAAAAAAAATCCGTGGTAGCGTCTGCTTCTCGAAATAGCGGAGCCACACCACGCACCGTCAGATTGACGGAGACTCAAGTTAGACTCGCGAGACGTTTGGGGCTTACGCCCCAGCAATATGCGGCCCAGGTAATGAAGGAGATGGTCTAATGGCTGAAGATCGCGCTTCACGGGAACCAAGAGAACTCGAAAGTCGTGAAAATGAAATTCGGACAGAATCTTGGGAGCCCGCTTCCATACTTCCAGACCCAGACCCACAAGATGGGTGGGTGTTCAGATGGATACGAACCTCTATGGTAGGTAACCCAGACAACACGAATGTTTCTAAGCGTTTTCGTGAAGGATGGGAGCCGGTTCGTGCCGAAGATCACCCTGAACTTCAGATTATGAGCGATCATAAGTCGGAATGGGGCGAGAAGGGTGGCATTGAGGTTGGTGGGTTATTGCTCTGCAAAGCACCAGATGAGTTGGTGGAACAAAGGCGTGCCTATTACAGGAATCACGCCGAATCGCAGATGCAAGCAGTTGACAACAATTATATGCGCGAGAATGATCCAAGAATGCCTGTTCTCGCGCCCGACCGTAAAACTCGTGTAGCATTCGGTGGCAAAGGTCGCTGATGCTACGATATGACTAGATAGAGGTACTTATGGCTACTACAGCAGCCCCATACGGGGCTAGACCTATTGGCACTCTTAGTGCTTCGGGTTCATTCGCCAGCAAGACGAGAAATCTGCCGATTATTACTACTTACGGCACACAGATTTCCAATGGTGATTTTTGTAAGGTCGCGGCAGACGGTACTATTGCGAAGGATACTGGTACTACTGCCTTGACCGCAGTTGGAATTTTCCTGGGTTGCTCTTATACGGACCCGACAACCGGCCAGAAGACGTTTTCAAATTATTGGCCCGCATCAAATGCGGCCACCGATGCGATGGCGTATGTGCTGGACGATCCTTTTGTGGTATTTCAGATGCAGGCCGACGAAGCATTAAATACTACAGATCGCGGTCTTAATGCGTCTGTGGTTGTTACGGCTGGCAATACTACTTTTGGTAAGTCCAAGAACGCGCTTGATGGCAGCACTCCAGCAACAACGAACACGCTGCCTCTTCGCATTATTGATTTCGTTGATGGGCCTAGCAGCCTGCCCCCGAAGGGGACAACGGCAAGTGATGCTTATCCAGATGTAATCGTGAAGTTCAACGCTGCGTCTAGCGGGTCAGCTTCTAATCATTCCTATTTGA